TAGACCATGTTCTCGACGTAACCGCCTGCAGACTCAAGACAAAAGTCAACCCATTCTCGTCCATATCTACACAGCTGTAGACGATGATTTTTTGTGGCCGTCAGGTTGGTTGAGCCCAGCAACCAAATGGATTGGCCAACGACGCCTGTAAGGGCTACGCATGAGCCGTCGTCGCCCTCGATGGCCTGGCACACCTGGCTCTGCCGATAGCTCAACATGCAAGCTTCTACGGGGGCTAGGCCGTGGCTTAGCGACACCTCCAACTCGTCCTGCTGGCGGAGGTTTAGACCAACTTGAATAGCCCGCTGTTCGTTCGCCTGAATCCACCTCATCGCAATGACCTCGCTTTGCCGGTAAGTAGTGCAATCCACTCGCAAGTTGAGAACTTGCAAGGGTGCGGCGATTCGTTCTGAATTTCCACCATGCAACGCTCACCACGGCTGTTGATCGGGACGTTGAACACACCCTCGAAAAAGCGGTTGTCATCGGTGTCGTAACCGTTCGGGTTTGCCGAACCAAGTTCAGAAACCCGGCTGCCAAGGACCGTGGCGTCAAACGTGTAGATGCCAGTGTCACGTCCCTCTGGGATGACGTGGACTTGGAAGAAAGCGGTCTCGTGATAACGCAGCTTGGCGTTGCGAACTTGCGTTCTTTCGACGTTGGCTGCTGCCTTGCCGCCACCAATTTCCTTGTAGAGCTTGAAGCGCGTAAACCTGTAGCGGAACTTGTACGGCACCCCGAAATAGATCGGTTGCGATGACCAATCGCCGTTAGCACTGATCGACGTTCCTGACGTAATGGTTGCCAGCCTGACGCCGCCGTTGCCGGTCGTGCTGTATCCCGACCACGCCTGGATTGACGTTGTTGCCGCAAACGGCAGAGTCCAAGTCGTCTGCTTAGTGACTGTGTTGTAAGTGCCTGCCGCAACACGCAAAGCGGTTGGCGTTTCCGTTGTGGTGGAGATCCGCCGGTCCAGCATCAGCGGGTACGGCGCATTTGTTGGCGGCTCTGGCGAGCGGTCCTGCACCGGCAGTTTTTCTAGAAAGATGTTGGTGCCGTACCGGGTAAGAACAAACAACGTCTCGCGGATGCACAGGATTTGCAGCACCTCATCAGCGCTTTCTAAATCCCAGTAACTCCAACTGGACTGCGCTCTTTCTGCGCCTGAGCCTGAGTTGCGAATGAAGTATTTGTAGACGTAGATCCGGCTCTTATGGCCAGTCAGGCCGCTAAGAGCAAACACCGCGTTACTGGTGTCATTGACGGTCATCTTGAAAACCTGGCTTGGCACAAACGCCGAGACGTAACCCGTCAGGTCTTGCGCGTCTGCTGTCAGCGCCGTACCAGCCCCCCGGACACTAAATTCTCGGAACTGCGAAAACTCTCCGTTGGCCTGGCAGAAAATGATGCCGCCGCCGGCCAGTTGTGGTCTGACGTTGATGTCAACCTCAAACTGCGTCAGCACCGTGATCTGCGCTGTCTTGGGCGTCAACACTGTTTCTGCAGCGTTGAACCTGAACTGATACTGAGGCGAGAACAAGATCAGCTCGTCCTGGTACGGCACGGCGTAACGCAGCACTGACACCCGGTTATTGCTGGCGACAACGTCAATCGGGTCTGTGTCTAAAACCGTCGTGACTGTCTCTGGGAAAAAATTGAAGAACTCTCGAACACGGCTCAAGATGACGTTTTCATCTGCCAAGAAACCCAGCCGGTTCTTGTAGATAAAGATGTCGTTGATGGGGTAGCCAATAAAGCTGGGATCGGGAGACGTCGTGTAATCGCCGCTAGTCCGCTCGCCCCAGGAAGGAATCTCGACACCGCCCTGCGTGCTGCCGTCAGCTGGCCCGAAATGAAACTGGCCGTTAGGCAAGCGCACCAACAGGTGCGGCATTGTCGTGTTGTTGATTTGGTACTGAACGCCAGGGCTAACAGTCTCTGACCACTGGCCTTCACCGAAGTTGCCGCTGTTAGGCGTGAACTCGACGTAGTAGCCGTCAAAGTTGTTGCCAGGATCTCCAGTGATCTCGACCTGATAGCCAACAGGCGCAATCGTCGGCAGCTCTGTAAAGGCCTGAACTGTGCTCAGGATTGCCGTGATATCCGCGTTTGCACGAGCGTCCGACACCGCAATGGTGATGGGGTTTGCCGACGTGACGTGAATAACTGAACCGCTACGCGTAAACGACACGCCTGACGGGTTCAGGCCGTTGATGATGTTCTGTGCAATGTCTGCTGTGCTGATCCGGTTCTCTGTAACCGTTGACCCGCTCGTCACCACAGGTGCGACTGCTGTCTGAACTGATGCGTTGGAACCGTTGACGTTGACGGTGTAGGTCTGGCCGTAATTCGCCGCCTTGACCCAAATCAACGCCTCGTGCGCAGCTGGACGAGCTGTTGCCGGCGCTGTCGCCGTATTCATTGCCGGCGACGTTTTTGTGTTGCTGATAAAGGTGTAGTCAGCAATCGTCACTGCTCTGATGTTCGAGCGCGCGTCAGTGACAGAACTCAGGTAGCTATACCCGCCAGGCGCGTTGACGGTCTGCGCCACGCCATCCAGGTCAAACACCTGGACGCCAGTGCTGGTGATGACCGCCAGGTATTCCTCAACGTTGTCACGCAGGATGCTGTGGATAAACGCATCGCCAAAGTTGCTGCTGGAAACCAGCGCCACTGATTCGCTGCAGTCCCGCTTACGCAGTCCTTCCAAGATGGAAGACATGCCATTGA